ATGCTTAACGATACCAAGCTAAAAAAACTAAAACCAATGGAAAAAGCATACCGTATTGCTGATCAGGGTGGGCTGTGTATTGAGGTTCGTTCGACCGGCACAAAGCTTTGGCGTGTGCGCTATCGTTATGCGGGTAAGGCCTCGATGATTAGTCTGGGTGAATACCCTATCGTAAGCTTAGCAGAAGCTCGTCAAAAGCAAGACGAAATCAAATCACTGCTTGCAAACAATATTGATCCAGCTGTGCATCGTCAACAAGAAAAAGCTGCGCTGCTGTGTGATGAGAATAGTTTTGAAGCTATCGCAAAGGAATATGCTGCGGATCGTCTAAAGGATAAATCCCAAACCTATGTAGATGCTTTTCATCGTGCAATGGAAAAGGATATTTATAAAGTCATCGGACATAAAAATATTAAAGATGTGACCTCTGCTGATGTTTTGAAAATTATGCAGAATACAGTGAAACGTGTTAAGGGTCAGGATAACCGTGGCACTGGTGAAGTAACAGCAATTGAAAACAGAAAGAAGATTGGCTCTGTGATGAGGTATGCCATTGCGACACTAAGAGCTGAGAACGATCCGACATATGCGGTACGCGAAGTCATTGCACGGCCTGATGTTGAACATGCAAGACCATTAAGTTTGGCTGAACGAAAGGTGTTTAGAGCGCGGATCGATAGTTATGGTGGTGCTGAGTCAACGGTCAATTCTATTTTATTTTTGTTCTATACCATGCTTCGCACAATTGAGGTGCGTCGACTGCAGTGGTCATTTATTGACTTCGAAGAAAGAACTATTACTTTTGAAAAACAAACCCGGGAGCAGCTTAAAAAAGGCATGCGACTAACTAAGAAGAATAGGACGCATGTAGTGCCAATGTCTGAACAGGTTTATCAACTTTTACTTAAGCAGAAGAAGCTCACTGGCCGCAAGAAGTATGTTTTTGAAGGTGTCTATAAGGGCGGGATGATGCCAGCCACTACAATCAATCGTGCACTGCAATACATCATGCAGAACGTCACGGCACATGATTTCCGCGCTACGGCATCCACCCTATTGAATGAGCTTGGTTATGATGAAAAGTGGATCGAGACTCAACTGGCTCACGCTGATGAGAATAAAACACGTGCATCGTATAACCATGCCAAGTATTTAGCAGATCGTAGAAAAATGATGCAGGACTGGGCTGATATTGTGGATGGATGGAGGGAGTAAATTGAAGTTAAGGTTTTTATATCAAAATTCCGACTAAGTTAAAGTCGATACCCTTAACTGTGAGCTTTATATTTATAGAAGAATTTAGAAATTTTTTAATAATGAGGAAATATAATGGAAAAGCCGCACATTTACTGCGATAGAAAAATTATTAAGTGTTCTGTTTGTGGAGCATGGGATGACTATAGTTTTAATGATACTCAGCACTTTTATCTTATTGCTGCTGCCGAAGGTAAGCAAACTCGTGGACTCTATTCTATAGAGAGTATTAGGTGTAAAGAGTGCAATAAAGTGGCTAGAAATAATCAAGACCCTTATTTTTATTATTGAGGAATTATTTATTAAAGTAAAAAACAAAGCCCTCATTTGAGGGCATTTATCTATTTTATTAGAATATTGTTCTCTAGTGAGTTATTCAGTCTTATTTAAGAACTTTCACAATAGCAGCATGACGCGCTTTGCAGTCGCTATATTTAGCTACTGTATCAATAGACCAGACCAAAACAACCTTACCCTGCCCTGATTCCAGTTTTTGCAAATCAGGGCAAGACTCAAGGAGGTTTACTGGCACCACTGGTGATAAGTGAGTTGAGTTGCTGCAGGCCATCATCATCAAAGCAATGGTTGAGATACACAGGACGATCAATGATCTTTTGCACTTCACGCGTAACTGTTTCGACTTGCACGTGCTGCTCTGATTTTGCTGCTTCATAATCCGCACTCATCTGGTTAATTTGATTTTGTTTATGGGTTAGAGCTTTGAGATGGTTTTGCTCTATTTTCTGAATTTTTATCGTGCACTGCTCACCAGCCTTGCGCAGCTTTCCGCTTAAGTGATTGGTGTAAGCAACTTGCCCTAGCCATAAAAAGAAAAAGACCGCAATTGCGATCCAGTGTTTATATTTCCATAATAGATTTAGAGTCATTTTAAAAATAACTCCATTTCAATTTTCCTGCGATTCACCAGACCTTGCAGGCGTTTGCCACGAGCATTTACCCATAAGCCAAATTGATCAGCTGCCGCCTTATAATTTTTCTCATTCAGCCTTTTGACCAAAGTGGATTCTTCAAATGCGGTAGGTCCAATGTTATAGGCCAATGAAACCAAGGCATCAAACTGATTCTGATTGATCGGAACATTGACTGCGCTATTGACGGTTTGCTCGAATTTTTTCAAGTCATGTTGCATGTAGCTTTTGGCTTGTTCCAGTGTGCAGGTATCCCCTTTTTTGACACGAATACCATTTAGGTATTTTGTGGTGCCATAACCAATGGTCCATACCCCCACGCCATCATCGTAGGCATTGAGCCGTAGGCTTTCAAAATTACGGATCAGATCAATACCACTTGGGCTGATGCTCATTTCATCCGTAGCGATACCCAGCATACTGGTGACATCATCGTAAGCAGTTGCAATCAGTTTGTCAGCAGCATCAACCTGTTTCTGGGTGAGTTTGCCGCCGCTAATCTTTCGCAAGAAATCAAAAATATGTTTCATGGGTTGTCACCATCTTTATCCGTATTAAAAAATTTAGGACGTGCACCACCCTTACCCCAAATATAGAGTTGTCGGGTAAATAGTGCGAATAAAATACTTACTGTAGTGTAAAAAAGGGTTCCGGCCGGACTTGGCGAATACTCATCTTTAACAAAAAGTGCGGCTCCAAAAAGGATCGACAACACCAATAGAAAATCGATGTGTTTTGGGAGCTGGATTTTTGGATGAAATGCCATGATTGCAAACGAAAATATAAACAATACCAATGCCGTCTTACTTATGATTAGCAGCATCTTCATTCTCCTTTTTGACTAAACCAAGAACTCTTGATCGAGCCAAACTCAGCAATGCTTCAGCTGTACTTTTACCAGCAGCGCCCAGAATGAATCCAAATAGTTCTGGGTAGTTACCGCTAGCAAGAAATAAACTTGCTGGTTTAGCAAAGACCACACATAAAATGAAGCCTGCAAAGAATCCTATCCAGCGATCCCGGGTGGGCTCCTTACTTAATAGAAAGCCAAAAGTTGCACCCAGCACACCTGTAAAAAGGATGTGTGAATGGTTCTTTATGCTTTCCAATACTTGACTAAGAAAGTCCATATACATCCCCTTTAGTCATACATACCCCTATTTTTTGGCAATAAAAAAGCACCTAAAAAGGTGCCGTTATTTGGTTAAATTTAGACTTCTATTTCTGAGTGCTGGCCAGTGGGTGCTGGCCTTAAAATTACCTGGTTTGAGATGAATACTCTGGCACCTAAGTTATAAGCAGTGCCGGATGTACAGAGCACTGGACCAGATCCACCATCGATCTGCACCCGATACTCTGGATGCTTCACTGACGTGATAGTGCCGATATATTCTGCATGGGTCGGATTAAGTAGTTTGCGCAGTTCAAACAAAGGATTAGTCACGGCTGATACGCTCCACGATAATGGTTTCATTGACCTTCTCATGCGAAAAACTTCCACTCACCCCATCAATCACGCCCCACCACTGGCCATTAAAAGCAATCGTTTTACCGGGTAGCATCTCGCCAATTTCCTGACTGACAGGAATATCAGAAAAGGTGTGCAACTCCTGAATATTGGCTCTAACTAATTCATTTTTGCCATAACTTGCACCAGACACTATATTGAATAATGGCCCAGTGACTGCCTCTAAAGGTACATCCCCTGAAGTGCCACGTTGCTGCACCTTCAGACTTTCACCACTTCGACTATTCACTACGGTGATGGCATTAAAGTCTGCAATGTATTCATCGTTCTGCTTGATGTTTTGCTGCATCACCAGGCTTTCAGATAACAAAATATCGTAATCATCCACTGTCAGCGCATCCCAATAACCCTTCTGGTACCGGGGTAAAATAGTCAGTGTATTGCCGGCTTTCTGGCTATAGATAAAGCCACCGCCTGCATCAACCACCTGCTTGATTGCATCGATGGGTGCAAGTTCCGCATAACTCAGGCTTTCAGTAGGCACGATCCAGCCCAGCTCATCAATCAGTTTCCAGTCCAAAGTAGTATTGGATTGAGCTCGATCCAGTTCAGCCTGCACCAACTGTACAGAGGTACGTTCATTGTCCTGAATGAATGAGCGTAAAGGCCCGTATTTATCAGAATTTAAAGCGGTTACACTTCGACCCGGATAAGTGTATAAAACACTGGCAAAACGTCGGGTTTCCTCCGGATCTTCAAGCAAGACATGATGCTCAAATCCATTGATCATAACTTTAAGGATCACAGGCTGACCATTGATTGGTTGCAGCTTGTCTTTCTCGGTATGAGCCACGGTAATGGAGTAAGTCCAGCACCATTGCGCCCGACTGGTACTGTAGGTGCCATCCATGACTTTGATCTTCTCGCCAGTATCCAGTCGCTCGGCTGTTAATGTATTCACGATATACCACCAGTTTCGTTTCGGCAGTGCTGGAATACAGTCATCTGCACCAAAATTTAAAACAACATTGTGCGAATCAACGTCATGACATAGACAGATGAAATTTAAATCACCAGTGCCTTCGTATTTAGGCAGCTCAGGCTTTGGCCAAGGTAGAACCGGATGCTTGCGATAATGAATCGCTTTGGCTTTATCCCAAGGCAAATTCGACTTGGTGATAATCTCCAGACTTTTATCCCATTCAAACGAGAAACGCTTTTCAAAGACATGCGCCACTTCATGAGAATAAGTAAAGGTTTTGCGCCGACGGATCATTTCTTGCCAAACAGTTTCCCGGTTATGGCGCAGTTTGATCGTTTCTTCATGCAGGTAGCGCTGATGAATAAAGCGCTTATCACCTTCCTCCCAAATCACATACGCATCAGAACTCAAACCAGTGGCTTGCTCATAAAAGGATCTAATCGCCCGGGTTAATGACCCTGCCTGCTCGTACCGAATATCTGCCTGATTGGAAATCACCAAGCCTTGCTCATAAAAAAGAGCCTCATTTGAGACTCTTAATATTGGCTTGGCCCACGGTATTTCCGTGGTGCTTAAGGCTGCAATCGCCTTCTGATATCGTATATCAAAACCATAAGACACCCCGACCAGATGATTGATATCAAATACCGCCATAACCTCAAATTGAAACTCAGTATCTAAAACCGTATCAATGATGCATAAGTTTTCACTAAATACTGCTTCGACCTCAAAACTAAAGCTCGTATCTAAAACAGTATCGATCTGGCCAATGACATCAGTATTCTCATTAAATACAGCAACTACATCAAAGCTAAATCCAATATCAAGTACTGTGTCGATGACTGCAGTATTGGCACCACTGTCGGCATAAACTGCGGTGACTTCAAATGAGAATTCAGCATCGAGTACTGTATCGATTACAGCTGTAACATCATCGCCAAAATTGAGATTGGTTGAGCCATCGGCCAGATGCTCAAAATTCAGAATGATGTTATGACTGTCAGTATTATCAGGCTTAAAATTCAGGTTTAGGTTGTGAGCATCAACGGTGCCGAGCTTATTCTTAAAATCCACATGAGCACCCTTTTAATTTAAGGTCTGAGTTTTATTGAAGTAACAGACAATGTGCCGCCAAGGGCTAGATTAGTATTAGCAAGGGAAATATCTGTACCCACAGTGAGATCCGCAGCCACTTCACCTGCGCCATTGTAGATCCGCGCCCAAGTTGCTGTGCCTGACTTGATCACAGTACCTGTATCGGTTGGATGAAACTCTACATAAGTAGCGGTGGTTTCTTTGATACACGGTTCAGGAAAAGTCAGTGTCACCAAAGCATTATTCGAATCTGCTGCAACTGCTGGGCTGGCAGGCTGCGTACCCTCATAAAAAATAACGGTAGCACTTTGGCTACCGTTATCCATAAATTCTGAAAAGGCTTGAATCATAGCCAGCCGAGCTTTGACTGATGTTTTACTCATTTTGGCACCACATTATCTTGAATGACTGCGTTAAAAGTTGATTCCGGGTGATGAGCAATAATAAAGTGATTCGCTGCTGTTAAGCCTCGGAATGCATATTTTCCATTTTTATCTGCTATACACTCGCCAACCTTTTTTCCGGTTGTTCTTTCATACAATGACACACGGCATCGAGATGGCGCACCCAATACGCACACCACACCATTAATCTCTTTAAAACCGTACATTCCACAAGTATTGTATTGTGGTACAAGATGTTTGACTTTTAATAACACTAAACTTCTCCGACTTTTAAGATAATCTGCCCAGGTCGGTTGCCGGTTGTGACATTCTTGGCGATAAATACCCCATCACTATTCATGTAAACCTGTAAATCTGAATATGGCGCTGATTGAGCAAGCCAATACAAAAGTGATAAATCACCACGGAATAAATTTGGGGCAGTTGCCGACATGCTAATTTGTGTTTCTAGTAAAAATACAGGGAAAAGCGGTGCGAAACCTAGCGCTGCTGCTGTGTTTATATAGTTAAAATAACCACTATCATGCTCACCGTAGGTGTTACGAAGTGTTGTGCATAGCGCAGTTGCATAAAAGTTTTGATTTGATTGTGGGCGCTGTAAAATAAGATATCTTGATGTACTAAATCCGGTTAGTGGTGTCACAGAACCCATTGAGGGTAAACTACTAACCGCTCCCGAGCTAACCGTAGCTGACAAAAATACAGCTGCATTATCAACACCAAGTGTGCTGTTAAATGCGCCAAACCCATAGCACAAAGCATTCGCTGTTGGTGTTACGGATGGCATAACATAAAACACATCCCTATTACCAACAATAAGGTATTTTCGCGCACCTGATGCTGGTGCACCTGTGTCACTGTATGAGTTGTTGGGTGTATTGCTGTGAGCGTAGTACCATTTCGCCCAACCATTAATCGCTGCTGTGCTTGAGCCTGTGCCTATCCAGTTTTTATCAGGATTTACTGCATCAAAAGGCGCTTGAACACCAAGCATCGTATCAATATCAGTCATGTCTTCTACAATACCGACTTTTGCATACTTCGCATAAGTTGCTGTGTATGCTGGGTCTAACTCATCAACGACACGTAAAAATGGGCGACTTGGTAAAAGTAAATTTTTAGAGCGATAAGCTGCTTTTCCTCCCGTGTTTCCAAATGGCTTTTCCCACCCAAGAGGCGGTAATGATGCTTCGATCGTACCTGTCGCAGTTGTCACACTTGGTACTGAGGCAAGCTCAAATGTCACACTCTGCGCATTCGGTATGGTTAAAACGCGATGCTCACCATTAAATTCAGGTTGATTGGCACCTGTGATTTTAATCACTTGATATTGCATCAAATTATGGGCAGAGCTGAATAATGCAGTGACTATGGTACCTGATGTTGTAAGGGACGATACTGTGCCAATATTAATACCATTTACTAAACAGGCATCCAGCACATTAATCATAGAGCCATAAGCATTTTGCAGTTGTGGCGCATTGTTATTGGTATGCACATAAAACTTGATATCTGTACTTGCGACCATTTTTAATACTCATAAAAAAGACCGCATCAAGCGGCCATATTTGATTTAAATTTTAAACAACGCGATCAATGTCACCACGTAGCATGATCTGGAAATGATCTGAAATCAGAGTTGGTTCAGATTGCTTCACGGTTCGAATAACCCAGACCGGGAAATTGGCAGCCACGGTATTGAAACGTAGGACATTACCATTTGCCCAACCTGCTCCCCAGCCTTCTTTCTTGATGGAGAAGTATGGAACACCGGTGACCGGGTTGATCGGCGCATAATCTGCATTGGTGGTACCTGTGCCAATCTGGCCGGAATACTCACCAATACATCGAAAAGATTGATCTCCAGTAAAGATCAATGCCCATCGCTCCTGAATCGCACCCTTGTTAGTGATTTGAAGCGGATATAGCGAATCGTTGTAGTTTGCTAAAATGCTTGAGCTTGGCTCATCTGCCCAGGCATTACTCCACGAACCTTGCACAAACTTTCGTGTGTAGCGTGCCTGCATATCACCAATGACCAAAGCAGAACCAACTATGGTATCTACTGCATCATAGTTATGGGTTAAAGGCTTGGTGAAAGTCAGCTGACCATTAATCTGCACATCACGGATCAAACCCATATCCTGATAACGATATTTGACTGTCAGTGGTGCAACCAGATTACCCAGCACAAAATCACCACCGAGCGTCACACGGCCATAATCATAATCAACCGTGTACAAATCGAAGGCTACTTTCGTTCCGTTGGCATCTTCGAGTTCTGCCCATGAAATGCGTTGATCGTTTAAATCATAGGTAGTGCCCGCAATTGCACTAGGCAGCTCCTGAGCCTTGCTTGAGCTGACAATACCAATCCCACCAACGCGGAATATCGGCACCCGGCCATCGATCGGCAAACGCGTGGCAGACAGACCTAGAATTTCAGAATCCAATGGAATATAGGTATAAGCCACTGCGTTATAACGTACTGATGAAGCATCGACCCAGACTGGCACATTGATATAAGCATCAGCTCCCTCTTGGTATTCCAGCAGCGGATCATACCAATCATTGGTCTCAATCTCAGCCCGGTTAGCTTCGGTGATTTTGGTTTTGGTGTAGAAGTAAATGGTGACAAAACCATTATCCCAATTCACTTGACCATGCGCCCGACTGGTTTCAATCACCCCATTTTCATCAGCGGTTAATGTGAGCTGACCAAATTCAATGGTACCTACAACCACAGTTAAGGATTGTGGCCGGATCGGCATGATTGGAGTTCTAAAGCTGATCTTGTTGACCGGTAACAGGTCGGTCGTAGTGGTTAAAGACTCCAATGCAATGGTGTTGTCTGCATTCGGTGTCCAGGAATCAATTTCAACAATCCCGGTACCATACTGAATAACACCAGACTGAATCCCGCTGTTATTGGCTGGATTCACATTGCGATATAGCAAACCAGTACGATCCAGAAAGGTGTCAGCGCCCACTTTGAATCGGGCTGAACCTGTCAGAATCTGCTCATCAAAACCGGAGGATAAATCCAATTTGAGCTTGTTTGCCGTCACGGTGTGGGTTGCTGAATTGGAGCCTGATGTATCGCGGTATTTCACTTGAACATCAACGGCATTAAAGGCCTTCAGCTCAACCTGTTCGCCTTGAATATCTGACGTTTGTGGAGAATAAAAAGACATATTTCCTCGCTAGGCAGCCGCATAGGTAGCCATAGGTGTAAAGGTTTGCACAAACCTGCTCGCTGAACTTTTTGGTGTGACTTCAACTGCGCCAGTGGCATAGATAATGGTGCCTTGCACTTGACCGCGGCTATTCACTAGATTACCCATAGTTGCATTCACCGGCACATCTGTCAGGGTTACAGACCCTGAAATCCCCTCACTGCTATGAAGTGGAATTTTTAACTCAACACTATTTGGCTGAATTGCTGGTCCGGTACCAATGGTAAAGGTCAGCTTTTGATTTGCAGGGGTAACATCCATCTTGGTTTGTTCAAGTGATGATCCATAGTTATAGATCACCGAAAAGACCGTGCCTTTCTGCGGCAGCTTGACGGGAATGATTTTGCCAATCCCGGTGGCATAATTGATTTCACCTGTGGCATCACCAGTAAACTTGCCTTGAGCATTGGAAGTTGCAGTTTTGGACTCACCCTCAAGCAACCAGTTGATGGTGATACCCGGCAATACACCCGGTCGACCCAAATCAAACTCAAATGCAGCTTTTTCAACACTCAGGTTTGATCGAACAAAAGTGACAATTGGTGTGCCCCAGTTCAGCAGGATCGGTGTATCTACATCTGGTAATGCACCAGTCGTTAATAGCCATGAGCCGGTTTCATAGTTGATCATACCCGAACCAAATGACGGACTGGCAGCCTTTAACTGCCCAGATCCATCATCTTTAAGTTCATAGAATTTGCCCTGTGACATGTAGGAAATTGATAAAGCTCCCGGTGCGGGGATTGGAATCAATACTCCGGTCCAGTTGGTGCTTTGGTTATTCTGAGTCACTGGAATCGCATGGCTTTGGTAATACTGATTTGGTGCAGCGGCTGGCTTGAACGTAATATTCAAACTTGAGGTTCCAGCCGGTGCTGCCGCGGTCCATTGGATTAAACCACGCTGGTAATCAATCGTGCCGACTTGTGTTCCCTGGTTGTTCTTAAGCAATCCACCTTGGTCAGTGATCTGCTGGCCTTGTAATGTGAAAGCCATACTGGATGGAATCACTGCAGAGCCGATATAGAGATTCTGACTCACACCAATCACCATATTTGGATAATTAACAGTAATGGTGCCTTCATTACCCGCCACCAGAACTACACTTTCACCTGCAGCGTTTACATCAATGATCGGGGTTTCAGTCTGAGCAGATGGAATCAGTTGAGCAAAGATACTTTTGGCATTTACCGTGAATTCACCCACATTGGCATCATCTGCCAATGCAGTCGATGAATAGTAAAGGCCGGTATCCGCAACAATCGTATCCCGAATGATGGTCTTGGATTTCTCACCGTTGTACCACTGACGTGCTGATAAACCGACAAAATCAACTTCCAGAGCATCATTTAGAGAGTAAGTGGCAACCTTGTACTCAACATCCTTATTGTTGACCACCATGATCGCAGTGCGTGTTTCAACTTTAGTGATTCGCACATACTGCTCACGCTCTAAGACCTTGCCTTCATCACTGATCAGGACAACCGTATCCCCAACGGATGATTCAGTTTCTTGCGGAAACATGGCCACCTGGAGTGATGACATGCCCTGCCAATGGGTATCGAGTGGTGTGCCAGCAATCTGACCGCCTTTGGCTAGGTAGTTTTCCACCCGGTTTTGAGCAGACTGACGTTCATCCGTCCAGCTTTTGGTGCTGAACAATAATGCTGATACGTTTGGATCCTTTGGCAGTTCAGAGACAAATACCGTTGCACCCATCAGTAAATCAGTGTCTTCGGTTGTGACTGCTGGAAAGACCTTACGCATGGAGACATCGCCCATGGTGCGATCCATTTCCGACACATCATTGAATAGGTTGTTACTGATACCATCCTGCACCACGACACCAGAATATTTACCACCACCATCCGAGTTATCAGTCAAGCGTTCAGACTTGTAGATTACTAAATCCTTGGTTTCAATCGCCATCGTCTAACTCCGTAAAGCGCAAGGTCACATTAAAATAATCATCCAGTGATACCGCTGGAATTCCTTTTACCGGTGCGGCCTCTAAAGCCCCATCCTGGTGGTTAAATTTGACGGTGAATTGCCGGCTATCATGTGGTTGCTCAAACTGCAGTCTGAAATTTTCATCTTGCAGTTTTGACCACTCCAAAACAGTCCGCAGTTCACGCAACCTGATCCAACCCATCTGTGGATCTGCCGGTTGCAAGGTAATTGGTCGACCCGACTTCTTTTTGCCTTCCTGAATGATCAGAGAGCCATCAATGGTGAAGTTTTGTGTTTGCTCAATAGCCTTCCAGGAGAATTCATCAGGCCATAAAAAACCGTCCTCTAATGGGACGGTTTCGGATGTTGCTAAGCGAATGAGTTTCATGTTGATTTCGCTATACCTTTTAATTGATTTACCAGACTGGTCATCACATCCTTTTGGCTTGCATCGCCTGTCAGGGATAGGGTTTGACCTCCGAATTGAATGTTGTAATTCACACTATCACCACCCTTACCATAGTCTTTAGTTGATGGTACGGAAGGAATAGACGGCGCATAGTCATTTAGGTTACTAGATCCGATTGATCTACCATTCTTGCCAACATACTGCTCCAGCCGTTCAATCTGCTCCATAACATACATGGCATTACCAAGAGCCTTCTGGTTGTCATAGGCAGTGGTCCCATACTTTCTCTTCACCCACTCATTGGAAGCAGATTTGTAATAACCACCCGCCACTGGTTCGGCATCTTGGAAAAGCTCTTTGGCTTTTTGCTTGGTATCACCTTCATAACCAATATCCTTAAGCCTCTGTTCAATTTCTTCAACAGAAAGCCCGTGTTTAGCGGTTGTTCCGGTTTTGGATGCCTTCATCTTGCCCTGAGAAGCCATAGCTGCTTCCGTTGCTTTGCGAGCTTCTTCCCATGCTTCAGTAGTATCGTTACCTGCTCTAACGCCTCTACGACCTAGATCATCAAAGCCATCACCTGCATTACCTGTGGCATTGCGAACACGGTGTAAGCTTTCTTCCACAGCATTGTTGGCTTTTACTGAAACTTGGCCGGTTTCACTTACCTGGATCGATAAACCTAGTGAAGCTGCTTTGGCATTTGCGGCTGCGATGCTTTGAGCATCACCCGAGGCATACGCCAGCTGAATTGTCTTTTCATAAGCCTTTTGAAGATCCGCTTGAGTAGCCTGGCCACTCTGGCGTACTGTTTCAAAATCAGCCAATGCCATTTGGGCTGACAATCGAAGTTGCTCTTTGGTTTTAATACCAAGGCGCTCAAAAGCCTTTCCTGTTTCATCTAAGACATCAGGTAACTCAGAAGTAGCTCTCTTTATTGCAACAATACCCAATTCAACCTGCTTGGTTGAGAATACTCCTTGTGCCTCAAACTCACGCATCTTGGCATTTGCTGCATCAATCTCAGCTTGACTTTTCGCCTTACTAAGCCACTCCTCCCATGCTTGGTAAAGAACATCACCAGCCTGTTTACCGGTATACCCTGCCTCACCTAACTTAGTTTTAAGCCCATCCAGTTCATTTCCAGAACTAGAAAAAGACTTAGAAACCTTGTTTAGCGAAACATCCAGATCTACACCAAATAGCTTGGCAGCGGCAGATGCTCTTGAATACGCTGTTTCAGCCACCTGACCGGATCCAGTATTAGCCTTATTGAGTTCAGCTATACGTAAATCACGGTTTTGGGCTAGCTCAGCTTCTTTGGTATTAATGGCATTAATTGAAGCTTGAGCGGAGGCTAAGGCATTTAGATCACCAGTCTTCTTGGCTTGCTCAATCTGTTGTTCCAGGAGTGCACGTTCAGCTGCAGCCTGTTTCTGATAAGCCAGATATTCCTCATCGGCTTTCTTAACATTCTCCTTGGCCAACTTGAGAGCTTCTTCTTTTTTGGCAGCGCTTTCAGCAGCCTGTTCTGCACTCAGGCCAGCCTGAACACTAACCTTTCCAGCTTCATCCATAGTAACGATGTAGCCTTTGGTTAATAGATCGGCTTGCATCACGCCGTCCATGACACCGCCATTGGCCTTGATAGCAGCCTCGGCATAAGCCTGAGCAGAAGCCAGCATATCCTTATCTAATGCGGCTTTATTGGCTGCATGCTCCTTTTCGCGGCCCTCCAGTTCATTAGATTTCTGAATGATTGCATCAATGGTCGACTGGTTGCCATCCTTGCGCGCTTGATTTAATTGCGCATCGATGGCAGAACGTTCTGCTGCCAAATCTTTAGACTTTTGGGTAAATTCTTGATTCTGCTTTGCTAGTTCTGCAAAGGTGGCATTGTTGCTCTGCAGGGATTCTTGGTTTTTCTGATCTTGGGTCTTTCCAATGTCTTCAATAGCAGCAATACCTGCAGATTTAAAGCCCATTGCACCAGCAGTTGCACGGTCATAATAGTCCTGTGCTTTCTTGGCCATTGCATCCATATCTGCAATAGCCTGATCCTTGGCATCGCCCCATTTGAAATTGGCTTTAAACCCTATCCATGCAGCACCAACATCATAAAACACGCCAGCAAGCAGGTTGGCAACTATACTAATTGCTTCAAAACCATCACCAATGAATCCAAATACTACATTGAGAGCCTGCAAGGCTTTGGTGAAGCCATTAGTCTTATCTGTTGCTGTATCTATGCCGCTTTCAAAATTAAATATTGCTCCAAGCAACGTATCAAGCTGGTCTACGGCGATTCCAATTCCATTGCCTAAAGAACCAGCCATGGACTGAATAGTCTCGTAGGTAGTGCTTAATGCCTCTTTAAGTGCCTCAATTGTGGCTGGATCGATTTTTTTAAGCTGATCCCCTACCCAGATAAAGCCTTCACCAATATCTTCGAGTATGGCCTCTATCACATCCATATTGTCAGCAAGAGTAACCAGCCACTGCGCTACCGTTGCTGATGCACCGTTTGCCTGGTCCATTGTGCCGATCAAGATCTGCCACTGTGTAGCGATTCGCTGTAAGGCATTGCCAATGGTGGTTGGAAACTTAGTATAATCGGCTTCAATTGCAGCGGATTGGCTTTGCAATGCCTTAATAACCTTCTCTGCTGATAGCTCACCATTCTCAGCCATTTTACGCAGTTCACCAGTGGTCACACCTAATGACTGAGCTAAGGCTTTAGAGATGCCCGGAGCCTGCTCCATGATCGAGTTGAACTCATCACCACGGAGTACACCAGACTGTAATGCTTGCGTGAATTGGGTTATTGCTGCATCAGCTGCAGCTGCTGACCCACCGCCAGTTTGAATGGCCATGTTAATGGTTTTGACCAGATCTAGACTCTGCTGCTGAGTTAAGCCCATTTGCTTACCGGTATCATTCACCTTGGTAAATAGACCAGCGGTGGCATCCAGACTTGAGTTGGTCATCAATGCAACCTGGTGCACCCTAGCCATGGCTTGAGTAAAATTTCCACCATCACTGGTTGCGATGTTGATTCGAGCTGAAAGGTTGGTATAGGAATCCGCAGCCTCTGCTAACTCACGAAGGCCTAAGCCAATACCAATACCGCCCATAACCCCAATAAGGGCGGTAAATCCGGTTTTTAGTACCCCTATTCCCTTCTGCGCCGTCTGAGCTGCTGTATCTGTTTCTTTTAGACTTGTATTTGCCTTACCTACTTCAGCCTGAAATCCACTAAAAGCCTGATCTGCTTGCTGCACTTCTTTTTCTAGTTGATCAACCTGGACTTGTGCTTTTTCAATATCTGCAGGTGAAGCTTTAGTTTTTGAAAACGCTTCAAGGTTTTGCTTGGCTTGAGCTAAATCCCCTTTAAGTTGGCTCAAAGCTTTTTCGGTTCTATTGCCAAAATCAGTAAAATTCCCTGCTGTAGATTTTGCGTTGTCACCAGCATCTTTGATAATGCCTGTAGCAGCATTTAGGGACTGGGTAAGCTTGTCTGCTAACTCACTGGTGCCTTTAGGAATAATATTTCCCATCTCTTTGGAAGCATCAGTGGTTGCTTGTTTTAAACGCTCTGATTCTTGCTTTATTGCGCTAAAAACAGACTTTGCCGCATCTTCGGACTGCTTGATATTGCCAACAAATCCTTTGGTGTCGGCATCCATGATTAATTTGAATGTTAAATTCTTACCAGACATACGGGCCTCTAAATTTTAGGCATTAAAAAAGCGCCTTGAGGCGCAGCAGATATAAAAAACCGACCTCTTATTGGGTCGGCTTACTTAAGAACTTCTATTAATTTTGCTATGGCTTGTAGTATGGGTGCTAATTGCCATGTCCCTACACCTACAATCACCAAGAAGCAGACAATGTAGGTCCAGCGCCTTAATGCTTTACTTTCTGATAATTGATTCATTGCTTTATCAACCTTTAAATCTAGGTTAAAATTCATCTATGGTTTGCTTCCTTCTGCCATAAGGTTGTGAACACAAAAAAGCCCGTGACTCGTAATCATGGGCTTTTTGCTTTTTTTGGGTATAAAAAAAGCCCACCGAAGTGAGCTTATGCAATAATTAAAAGAGTCTATTGGCTAGATTGCAGCATTCCGAGATTAAATGCATCTACCGAGTCTATGTTGACTATTATACTTGTTTGGCTTGAAGGAACTTTAACCCCATTCACCCAATACGCAGCATTTTTTAGATGAAGATATTGAAGTTCATCCATTGGCGTTTCTGGAATTTCGCCTTTTTCTTCGACTATCTGTGCATCAATAATATCTACATGATGTTTTAAGATTACATTCTGTTCGAGAGTGAAAAACTCACTTCTTGATATTAATTCACCACTAATCAACTGGCCATTTACACTTAAAGTAATAGGTAGTGTTTGCTTCTTTTCTACAACGATAGAATCATTTGCATTAACAACAAGCACTCTTAATAAACCGTTTTTCATATTTATCCCTATAATTTTTTAAACCTTGCTGCAATTTCTCTTCATGTGATAGAGAAATCTTTTCGCCTTTTGTACTATATAATCAATTTTCAGGTTAGTTCTAATCCTTAACCATAATTACACGCAAGTTGTTATGAAGGGCTTGAGAATCTAAAAGCGATTCTCAAATATGAGAAGCATCAAAAAAGCACCCTAGGGTGCTTTTGATTTACGATACTTTTTTATCAGCATCATCTAATTCATCGAGAAAATTATTTACTTGCTGTCTGAATTCCATTGGTCGTGAAATATATGGAATTGGTGCATGTGAGCCACCCACCCCTTTAACTACAATAGACCCAAAATTAAGAATTCGCCCCAAGATGCCTTGATCGACCCCTAAACTTTCAACACGATTTACTTTTAATTCAATTGTATTTCTTCGAATTAATCCAGACTTAGCAATGATACGTCTATTTGTTAGAGCTAGCTCTGTTGTTAGAACATGTATAGCAGCTATCCCAATTAAAATTAGTCCGATAAACAAAGAAACTCCGCTCTTTGATCCCAGCGCAGATAAAATAAATAGCCCCCCGAACAACAAATACCAGAATTGAGATAACCATGTCACTTGTGCTTTGATAATGATTTTCTCATCTCTAGCCAAGTTCTCTTCAATATAACTTCCCATATGACCCCTTATAAGTATTGATTTAATATGGCCATACTACTGTTTGCTTATTTCTTTATCAATCAGAAACCATTTCTTTCTTAAATGACTCAAAACCTTTCTTATCAGACTGGGCTACACGCGCTGCAACGGCGTTATTGAAGACTCCCTGCTTATACAGCTTATTTGCAGCCTTAACGTAGCCTTGGAATGCGCCGTAGGTCATGTTCATGATCTCGCTATGCTGATGGCCCGTTGATACCAGAAACTGGAATGAATCAAACCAAGTGGAGTCATCTTTCTTTTTGATGCCGCGTTTTGGCTTTTCGTATTTAAAGTAAGCTTGATTGACCAGAAGCACCGCTTTAAGCAGATCTTTAAATCCTTGCTCATCAGCAGCAAGCTCTACCAGTGATTCATTATTCAGATCAGTGACACATGCCATGGTCGAAATGACCTGTACACCATGAGCCTTGAATAGCCCTGTCAAAATCTCATCTGAATGATTCTGGTCTTTGATGAAGTTCTTAATCAACTCAGCATGCATTGCCCAGGTGTCGAAGTCTTTTATCTGGATCTGGCGCACTTCGATGTCATTGACTCTGACACTTCGATTTGTTGCTAAGAAAAAATCATTCATGGTGGAATCCCGAGATAAATTTTAGACATTAAAAAAACACCCGAAGGTGCTTTTCTTTTAACTTTGATAAAGGCTGAATTCTATAAAGTCCAACTACCACCTTGTCCCATCTCATAAACGATAAAAATTAAGGCTAGTACCATTAGTATGACAACAACGATTTCTGTTTTTGTTAGCATCTTCAGCGCTCCACTTTTCATCATTCATATGATAAGCAAAGCAAACAATTTATAACATAAAGGTTACAAAAAAATTATTGGATGTTACAAAGATTTAGAAGTTAGGGAAGTTTCTTTAGAGTGTAGCTACCTACTGAAGCATTCAAACATTTCGTTAAGCAACTCAACAAAAAGTTTCAACCGAAAAGCATTCTTACGCAAACCTAGAAACCTATAACTTTAGACCTGAATATCTTACATATCCCGACATAGCTGCTACATCCACGATTTAAATCATTCTCTACACTGAAATTAAGTCTTAGAAACGTAGAGGAAATTCAAATGAAAAAGTATTCGAAAATTCTAATATTGGCTTTATTCGGATTCACTGGCACCGCAGCTATTGCATCAGAACCACCAATTGAAGCTACTGCTGCAGCTGAAGCACAACAGGTTGCTTTAGAGCATGCAAGGAAGCAAGCAAACACACCCGAATCATCTGATGAATAAAAGAAAGCCCTCTAATGAGGGCTTAATAATTATTTATTCCAGCTTGGTATACAGGCACTGTTCCACGATAGTTCGAACTGTTTTTGATCCGTCTGATTTTCTACAAGCACTATATTTTTTTCAATCACAACAAAGCGTTGGAAAGCAGTGTATTTGTTATCTTTGTCCCTATAGCTTACCTCTCCACACTCTCCTATTTGATTACGAAACTTAGCTGAATCAGGATTTGGAAGAAAAGTTTTAGTTATTTCTCGTATTGATTTGAGCTGTTGTTCTTTTAATATCTCTGGATTAGAAGATTGAGCATTAAATTCTTGCTGACTACATCCAGTTAATATTGTAAAAACCAACAAAAAAACTATATGTTTCATAAGCCCCCCTTTTCCTAAAGGCGGAACTTTACATTATTTTGTTGATTAAGCTGATTGTATTTGCACATACTTTTGTAATTTTATGTTTAGACGCTTTAGGGCTTTTTTATGTAAATATTAAATAATTAATAAAGATTTCAAGTTATTTAAAACCTCCCGAAGGAGGTTCTTAGCTTACTAACTTACTGACATACAAGATAAATAATAGTAGAAATAATTATTACGGCTAGGATGGAGACAAATATTTCTATTTTAGTCATAGCAGTTTTATTCTTAACATGAACTGAATATCTTTTATATCCCCATCAGATGAAAATTAGAATAACAAAAGATTACATAATCTTTATTTTTTACTATTTATTAAGTTTCATCTTAAATGTTTTAAGACTTATTACTATAAGGCAGGCACAAAAAAAGACGCATAGCGCCGTGGAGTTCTTTGTGCCTGTATGGTTTATGGGTTTATGCAGCTACGCTAAAACGCTCAATATGACCAAATACACTTAGCTCTTCATCATTAGCTTTAGAGATATCTGCCAGTGCTTCACCTTCAATTGAATAAGATCCGAAGTCCTCATGAATTAGATCAAACTCGGTATCTGGCGAAAATTCGACGCGCCATAAAGTTAAGATCACCTTATCGCCTGTAACAGTATCAATGCCTTTAAACAGCAAGCGATATTCATTACCTAGGTTAGTTGCAATTGTAGTACGTGTCTTAGCACCGGCTTTGGCAGAAAACTTAACTGAACCAACAATAGCTTCATTAAAAATGACTGTGCCGTAAACAGCATCCAGTACATATTTATCTGAAGTGATGGCAACATCCGAGCTGTCTTTAAAATCCACTTCACTTAAATTACGATGTCCTAAGTCAATCATGGCGCCAGCTTCTACAGCACCCAGAGTAATATCAGTCAGCTGAGTTTCAGGGATTTCGATTGATTTGCCACTTAGGACCATTGCTAAGTTTTGCTTTGTTACTTCTTCAAGCGTACCAGAGATAGCCACTGCAGTTTGTTTGCGTAGTACCGCATCCTTAGCACGGAGGCCGGTTTTACTTTCATAGTGATCAGTGGATTCACTAGAGATTGCGATCTGCAATTCCGGTGTATTACCAACGGGCAATAAGGCAGATGGCACACTATTAACCATCTTCGCCAAATGAAGCTCGCCTTGAAGCGAGATTAAATCTGATTTAGCCATTACTTTTCATCCCCTGTGGTTTTCTTGGCTGGAGCAGCGGCTTTAGCTTCAGGTACTTCCTGAATCACACCATCTGCCAGTAATTTTTTAATTTGAGCATCATCCAGCCCGCCGACTACATCACCTTTTTTAAAGCGACCGACAGGCTGAGTTGCCTTGTATTGTTTTGCCATGACTGGCTCCTAAATAAATTTCTGTGATTCAAAAATAATAGTGATGTATGCAAAGCCTGGACTATACCCATCTCGAACTGATATGAAATCTAGTGCAGTACGCGATGCTTGAGGCTGCCAGCCTGACAGAAGTTGAATAACTTTTTCAGTCAAAAGCCCGGCTTCATCACTTACAGCACGTCCATCAGTCATCTGAGATTGAGCATTGCGGCATGCAACCGTAACCGCCCATTGCTGACCGATCTGATTGATACTTCCACGACCCGCACTGGCTTTCTTGTCGATACGAACAAAATTGACATGTGCAGATGGCGTGACTTGTGACATCTCTGTTACGCTGACTGAATTCAACGGCGTATAGATCTTTAGAAATTCAGGAATTTCTTTCAGCTTTTCTGCAATCTCATCACGTACCGCGAAGAAGGTGCTCATCTATAAAACTCCCAACAATATCCAAAACCATGACTTCATCTTCCGCATCAAGACCGAGTTGAGTCCGAGGTGGAATAATGGATTGCTTAACTTTCCGATATTGGCCACCCACTGCAAAGGTGATGTATTGGCCATTCTTGGGTAGGATTGTTGCGCCATAATGCAGATGGGGTGCATACGCAACATCTGTACCCACCTCCACACCGCTTGAAAGAACATTGTGTGTGTAGGAATTCATTAGGCGGCCAGTATCACGTAGCGTTTCGCCACCTTGCAGCTTGGCTCTCCATGAAATCTTCCACGGGTTACCATCCACACCAGTACCGGTTAAAAACCGATGCTGAATACTATTCACCAACCCAGCACCGATCTCATCAAATAACTGAGCCTTTAATGAGTCAAAGCTACCCAATTGTTTAAGCACCGCTTCGATAGGTGAGCTATCAGCTTGAATGATTATTGCAAAAGCCATAAACACCTCACTTCATGCTGGGCATTTGATCCAGGATAGAATCTCCAAATACACCACCGGTATATGAAGTGCCGACTGGTGCCGTCGAAGGTCGCCCTTTGGGTTGGTCGTCGCTAATTTGGTTACTGGTATCTAAAATTGCCAGTGAGTTTTTGCCATCCCGTACACCCTTTAAGAAATCTATCGCCATCCTGTAACGGACTTCGGTAGCTTCAGGTGCTTCCTCGAAATAAAGTTTATAGCGAGCAATTTCACACACTATTCGCTTTAAATTGTTAGGCACATTTGGCAAGGGTAATGGGTAGCGCACTGCTAGATATCCGTCCACTTCCTCACAAGCATCTTGCAATGCTGTCTCTAATGGATCTGGAGCATCAGCAGGAAACATGAGTGCAAGGTTAAGTACGTTTTCACCAAATCGAGCGACTAAATCAGCTTTAGTCGCATACATAGATCACCTACTTGGTTTCATCCGCAGGCTTGGCATCTGCTTTAGGTTTTGCAGCAGGTTTAACCTTTTCCAGTTCAGCCACTTTAGCTTTTAGCTCGGCAATTTCCTGATCTGCTTTAGCCTTGTCAGCTGCAGCCGTCTGGCTGGCTTCGGTTAAGGCTGCATTTGCTGTTGTCAGCTCGGCATTGGCCTTTTCCAGTTCAGCCAGACGAACAGCGGTATTGTCTGCCTTAGGTTCTTCAAGCTCTTGATATTCTTCAATAGCCCCAGATGCTAAAAGGGCCTGAAGTTGTTTAGCTTCAAGCCCTTTGATTTCATCACCTGGCATAAAATGCCCGATGGATTGTTTTGCTGTGTACTTCGGCATGTCTTGCTCCTTATAGGGTGATAAAGCCAGTACCACCAACGACGCCGTTCTTATTAGACGGCACAACCAGTGGAGCAGATTCAGTCATCAGCATGATTCCGCTTGGATCTTCGCAGTACCACTGACGATCAAAGTATTGCTGAGCAACGCCGTTGGCCAACATGTTTTTAATCTTACAGTGAGCAACTGAACCATTAGTATCAGAGATCAAAGAGAAGTAATCCTTAGGAATAAAACGATTCACCTTGCCCTTGTTGCGGTAGGTTGCGTCATATACCCAGAATTCAATTCCATCAAAAGTGCCCTTGAATGTCGCTGATTCCTTAACACCAAAACTTGGATTCACTGGAACAGAAATACCGGCATACGGCGTGATGAACTCTTTCTTAAACTCTTCATTGTTCCAGAGAGCCGCCCAAACCAAGCCAGACATAACAGATAGCTTAGCTTCACCACCATCAGCAGCCAATTGACGTTCAAGCATAGTGCGGATATCAGTTACTGGTTTAGCACCAACTTCATTCCACTTGGTTAACGGCGTAAATGTTAAAGATGCATCACGACGGTAATCCACCAGGTTGTATTCATAATCATCGGAGTGAAGCGCGTATTTACCATTTTTCAGTAAATCAATTGCCATCATGAGGACCGAGTTATCAATCGCATCATGGTTACGCTTCATTACCGAGATCTGAGCAATGATCATTTGCTCTTGCTCAGACAATCGCTGGTTACCAGTTGAGATGATGCCTGCGGTACGTAAACGTTCCAGCAAGGCAATTTCAAAAGTTTCAGCCGGAGTGACTTGGTTTTTTGGCTTGTAGTAAGCCGGTTTAACATGGCGTACTTCACCAGATTGGGTGGTATCAAATGGCTTACCAGGCTGTTGCGGAGATACCAGTGGTGCCAGATCATGTTCGGCAGATACTTCAGCCAAAGGTACATCATCACGGGTGAATAACGGGCGATTTGGGAAAAGCTTGTCTAAAAGCCAGGTATCCATCGGACGGTAATTCGAGTGAATCAGTGCGAGTTCACCCACATCAAGAAGTTCGAGCGGAGTGCCCTCAAGATTAAAAGACTGTGGCATGTTAATTACACCTTAGAAAGTTCGATTTTGTTTTTAGTTGCCTGTGCACGCGCTGCGTCATATTGAGCAGTTGTAAGCAAGGTTCCATTTACAGATACAGCTTCAATACTGAACACTCCGCCGTAGTACACCGGAATTTCGATTCCATCAGCAGCCTTGATAGTGGCTTCAGCCGCAGTGACATTCTGCCCACAGATCACATCCCACGTTTTTTCATCAGTGGCATGGGCCAGCACATTGGTATCTGACAGTGTTAATAGATCACCGTATTTAAATGCTGTGGCGGTCGGCACCTTGGCATTCGCACGACGTAACTTTTCATTGTCCAAGACCAGTCGTTTTGAGGTGACTGAAATAGGTGGTACATAGTGAATAGCCATGAATTATTTCCCCTTTTGTTCTGCAAATGCTTGTGCACCTGAAGTGAATTTGTGAGTGTCATTGTTATTTGACTGACCACCCTGCCCCGGATTGGCTTGATGAGTGAACAAGTGAGCAAATGCCGGATTCACACTTGGTGTTTGTTGTTGCTGTTGTCCAGCTGGTGGCTGCTGAGTAGTACCTGCTGAGAATTGACGAAGTTGCTTAGCCGTGAAAGTAAAAACTGAATCATCCATATTGGTATAAGCGGTTTTATCTTCCGCACTAAACTGTGTTTTCAGCTCAGTTTCTAAAGCTGCAATTTCATCAGCGCGCTTTTGCGCTTTGAATTGCTTAAGTTCAGTCAACGCATCATCACGCTCACGCTCTGCCTGCTCTTTGGCCTGTTGTGCTTTTTCTAATTCGGTCACGTTGGTGTCCTCTTTGGTTGGGTTTGGGTTAGCTTTGCCCGAAAAGGCTTTAATTGATGTATTACGATCAGCACCTGTTGAACAGATCGTAAATTCACGAATACGGTTTTGACGGAAGATTGTGATCGGGCCTTCAAAGGACTGACCATTAACAGTGACCGATTTGCCTTGTGATACTTCTTCAATGGATCCTGGATCAATCATCATCGACATCTGGAATGGGAAACCGTCATCAGAGTCTTGAACAATCTCTTGTGCTTTCGCATTCGTAAGAAAATCACCAGATACATCAATCTTTCCATTTGTATCTACAGCTTGAACTACACCAATTCGACTTGAGCCGAAGTGTTCTTCAAGTAAGGCTGTCGGCTTATCAATCTCAATTCCATCAAGATCAAAGACCACACCGGAGCGCCCCCAATACCAGTGACCATCTACACGACCACCGGCATAAGCAGTGCCTTTAAATTTCCGTTTCTGCCCTTCCTCGGCTTTCGGCACTTCGATTGCTGAGGCATTGAATAAATACTTCAGCCGTTCTTCATTTGGATCTGGCATTTTTCATGCTCCATAAAAAAACCGCCCAGAAGGCGGTCATATTCATTTTTAAATTAGTTCAATAAAGGCTTAAGTGTATAAACCATCTGCCCTTTAATCGCTTCAATCGAAACTACCTCAAAAGACAATCCCATTGGTATCAAAACGCCGTTGCCTGCATTCAACATATCCAGATCAACACCCAAGCCTTTCGCATTCTCAATCTTAATCACGATATCTGAAGCTGTATCAGCCATCAGCAACGGCGCATTCAATTGAACTGTTTGCCCTACCTGATAAGCCGCTACCTGTTGAAGCGTTGCAACACCCACTACGGTTGAAGCCGTATTACTTGCCACAGCTTGAATCGCTGCCATGTCCGTACTCAGCCAGCGCTTAAGTACATCATCAGCCAGAGAGCTTGTAGCAGAGTTTAAATAGCCAGTCAGTGCGGCATCATTTCCCTGTACATAGTCCAAGAAGGTGCGAATCGCACTTGGTCGAATGCTTGGATCAAGTGGTATTACTGTATTGGCCACCGTATCGAATAGATCCCGAGTCTTATCATCCATCGGAGCAAACAGACTGGTGAGCTTTTTACTCGCCGTCCATTCAGCCTTAATGACTTCCTTTTGCTCGAGTAGATATTCTTTATCAAGACTTGAAGCACTAATCTTTTTATCTACCAATGTTTCAAGTTCACCGAACTGCAATGGGTGTGATGACCAATCTAAGGCCTCAGCCACTTCAGGCAACTTATCGTCAGGCGTAATGCCGTATTTCAATGCCTGCTTCTCGGTTAAGGCGATCACTGTACAACGGCAGCGGAATCCTAATGGCGGATAGTGTGTCAGCCAAAACGGGTGATCGATCGGCAACACAATCCGATTCAAGGCTAAATGAGCAGGACGTACGCGACTATCATTGATCGCTGAGTACATTAGGTACGAGCGCTTAGCCTTATTTCGTTGCTGTTGTTGCCACCGCCCATGACCGTACGCACTCTGGATGTTGGTACGAAATACATTATCCAGGTAGTGCTTTGGCAGAATGATTTCAGATTCTTCAATTAGCTTCTGAAAGTCTTTAAAAGTACCGCCGTCAGCAATAGATTTATTCACTACCTTAATGACCGTCTCAATCTGTTCAAGACTCGATAGAAAGCTAACCGTGGTTGCCATCTGCCGGGTCTTTAGATCCATCGAATAAAACTCATCAGGCAGCACGATCTTTTTGCTATGAGCGTACCGAAGCGCTTCAAGGAATGTGACTGGTTGCATAGACACTCCCCAATGAAGTCAAGTTTTTTTCTGCGTTCATGCCGTACTGAAACATCAGCCAGACATTATGTGAATGCTTATAAAACTTTTTATCTTCAATCTCGTCGCTTGAGTTGGAAAATCCATGCTTGACTACAAATTTCCAAGGCGGCGTCCTAAACTCCGAATGTGGTTTTCGCCCATAAACGTATTCATATGATTTAATGAATAGCTCATTTTGTTGTGCTATTTCCATAACTACTTCCCACCTTGAGCCGTCACACATCCCAACACATCCGCAGCATACAAAGCCTGATCCAGATTGGCCGTAAACTGTGTCTGAGTTGCACCAGGTATTAACTGCATCAAGTTATAAGCCAAGCTTTCAGGGCTATCAGACTTGAATACCAACTCCTTGACCTGATCCGGTTTCAGTAGCTGCAATTCGCCTTGGCCATCAGTTAATTCTTCAACTTCCTGCTGCTCTGGTGAGAGCTTGTTGGCTGAGGCCTTAAAGTTAAATGCCTGACGGGGTAAAGCGGTGAATTGATTGAAGCCAATCTGGTTCTGTTCAATCACATCGCCATCTTCAAGCCCGTACTCACGCTTAAAGTATTGTGGCGTTAAGACTGCACCTGCATTTTTTAACTTCACATCACGATCCGCTTTAGGTTCTTCCAGTGACTTTTCTTCACCAATGATGACCCGGTGACGTTCCCAGCCATTGATATCACATAGTGCGTTAATAATGGCTTGGATCGTTGGCATGATCATTCGTACGTCGGCTTTATACTTCGAGTTCTGTACTTCTAAATGCACATCACCTAAAGCTCGCGAACCTGCGCCGTCGGTACCACTTGTCAAAGTCTGGCCAAGGATAACTTTTTGAATACGGCGTTCAAGGTTCTTATCAAAGACTTCAAATGTCTGGGAAGCATTGCCATTAGTATTAGCAGTTTGAATCTCCACCGAATCTGTGCCACTTAAGGCAATAACCGAACTGGCATGTGCTCTAAGTAGTGCATCACGCATATCTGTCGTCTTGCCGGCAGTTTTACCAACCAGCATTGGTAAGCCAAACTTTTCAACAAACTTGGCCCAGAACTTAAAGCCAGACGTTTTGAAGAACCAGACCCAGTACAGTCGACTTAAAAGAGCCTCACCCAATGGATTCTCATAAGTAGATTTACAACGTGTCAAAAAGTGTTTGAAGCGCTGATCTACTTCTTGATCTTGTCGAGTCGTGTTGTAGTTAGCCAGCAACATCAGGCGACCATCATTTTTAGGCTCATACCACTGCATTGGCTTTTCACCAATCCATTTAAAACCAATAAAAGGCGTAATGGTATCGCCGTCAATATGTAGGCTCGGCTCTTCCGGCTTAGTATAAATCGCCTCTAAGACTGAATATCCATACCAACGGGCATTCTGGGTACCCAACAAAATCTCAGACCACCACTCGCGCAAATGCTCCATGATGATTTTTGACTCTGGGCGGTCTATCGGCTCTATTCGCCACGGCGCACTTTCAAGTTTATCCTGGCGTTTTTCAATTGCCTGATAAATCTCATCGTCATACATCATGACTTTTAAGCGCGGGCGCGTAACACCAGCTTTCCGAAGTACTTCATCGCCATCCGGCATTTTTGTCAGATAACTGATTAAGGCCTGCTCTGCCTCATGAGAATAGAGGGCACCAGATTCGGGCTTACTATTTTCAGACTTTTTACTTTTCTTAGCCATAAATAAAACCTTAAGCCGCTGGTGGGCTGTAATTAATTGCAATCACTGCATCTTCAATCGCATCAATAAGTGTATCTACTTGGTCATCATGATCGTGAGTGAATGCCGCATTGAATGCTTCACACTCTTCAAAGAACTCACCGACCCATGGTGCATCTTTAGGTACCAATACAAACCGGTCATCAGGCTTGTCCTTATAGTTCGCTTCAAGATGAACCTGTACATCCATAAACCGGGATAGCTTGTCTGTATTACGCTGGACGGGAATCACAGCAACACCGGAGTAAGTTCCTAGTGTTTGGATCAACTGGGTACCAGATGCCTTGTCTTCTACTTTCATGTAGCGGATAGGCTTGGTATGCCAGGTGTATTCTTTGTGCTTATCCAGAAATGCCTTAGCCTGGCGGTTTAGTTCCGGTGCTTCCCATTTGCCACGTAAGAGGTCAAGCAAGTACAGCTTTCCATCTATCCCCATGCCCACCAGCAGGAATACAGAGTAGTCATTGTGCTCTTTGGTTTTCTGCGCTGTATCGACAAGGACGGCGCGCCACTGAAGCTCTGGGTGCTCTTTATAGAATCCAAACCATTCAGACTTAATCAAATCACCACCCAGCTTTTTAGGCTGCTGCATGTACTGACTTGAGAATGTATAGCGTGATACCGTCGCGCCCTCTTTATCCTTACCACCCTTTTCAAGCTGCAGTAAGGATTGCAATGATTCTTTCTTTGGCCAGTAACTTTGGCGACCCTGCTCATCACGCTCAGCATCTTGCGGTACCAGCTTTTGAATATGCTCTGGCAGTGTTGCAATGTACTTATCATCAATCAGTGCCGGAATAGATACTTGGCTCCATTCACCAGGTAAATTGCCTGTCATGACGAAATTGGTTGGATCCTCAGTGTGAAGACGCTGCATGATCATGATGATCGGTGTATCAGACTTAGCTTTACGGGAGTTCACCGTGTTCAGTAGCTTCCGATTCGCTGCATCCCGCTTGATCTTACTGAAAGCATCTTCGGGCTTTAACGGATCATCAATGATGATACAGCCAGTAAATCCATCATCTGCGAGTGTTCCTGCCCGTCGTCCAGTGACCTGTCCACCCATAGAAGCCACATACACATGGCCAACGTCATAGTCCTCAACCGTAATCTTCCATTCTTTCTTGGAGTCAGTACTATTGGAAACTGTTAAATCCCACATTTGGCGATAGTCTTTCGACTTTACAATGTCACGCGCCGTATCCGATACGCCTTCTACCAGTGATTGAGAGAAGGACAAATACAAAAACCGTGACCGGGCATTTAACGCTAAGCCACGTGGAATTAGGTTGGTGGTCAGTTCAGTTTTTCCGGCCCCTGGTGGAACGTTGATAACCACGTTTGCAATCTCACCAGCAATCACCTGATCAATAATCCATGAGATGTAAACATGGTGCCAGTTCACCGTAAATTTAAAACCCATACGGGGCTTAAAGAATCGCCGGGTGAAATATAAATGCTCATCTTCACACAGCTTCTTTTCAACCTGTGTTTGCAGATCCATTTAATATTCCTCTTGGGCCTTCTTTACTGCAGCTTCAACCTGTGCTTGGGTAGCATGAACAACTGTTGTTTGAAGAGGTTCGCCGTCTTTACCAGTAATCTCTATTTTCTTTTCATAGTGACCTTTAACAATTTTTTGCATCTGATCAATTAATTTAATTGCTGAAACCACATTGCTTTTTTTATTCACCAATAGATCACTGAGAATTTTCAACTGAACAATATCGTTAGCACCTTCAATGTTATAGATCGGCTGGGCAATGTATTGCTTACGTGCTTCATTAAATAGATCTACAAATTCCTGTGATAAGTCAGCACCTGCAACTTTGGTAGGATCATATGTCTCCACTTGTTGTGGGGAAACATCAACTCCTAATTTTACCTTGATGTCTTCTACTACTTGAGTGGGGGTCATAAACTGGGCAAGTGCTCGAACTATAAATACTTTTTCGTGTTTTTTAAGTCTTGCCATAAATCACCATCCATCAAGGTACATCAAGGAAAGTGGGCAAAAAAATTAACCGATGACACAGTTCCCACAACATGCTGCAATATTCGTTTCAGATACAAACGGCGCATTCTTGGCAATTTCTAGAAGTCTTTTAACAGACTCATCAGCACCCCACCGTTTAGTCTCACCAAAGAACACTTCAACGTCATGGCCAGCCAAATAATGCTTAGGTAAGCCAGTATGGTCGCTATAAATGATTTCGCCATCTTCATCACGCTCAACACCGATGTGATAAAGCTCATGTTCAATCAGTCGACAAAACTCACGATCTGAGGCTTGCTCACAGAAAGCAGCATCCACAGTAATCAGATATTGAGGTACAAAGCCGAACCAATCCCGCATCTGTTGTTCCTGGCGTGCTTTCTTCCAGCCACCCTGGTTAAACATGACCTTTTCACATTGCCCCAGCACCATACGTTTTTTCGCTATGGCGGCAGATGAAGCCCATGCGAATGCAAGGAACTCTTCATTGTCATGCAGTAATTCAGCAATATGATCATGATCCGGGTTATGAAGTTCACCGCCGAGAGTGAGCCAGTTTTTAACAACCCATTCCTTGAGCTCTGGTGCAGGTGCCAAACGAATGGCTTCCTCTTCCTCGGCCTGATCAATCAGCTCCGTCGGCGGGAATGGTCTGAACTGTTCCATAAGATGCCTTTAAATTTCTCAGCCATGCCGTTGCACGGCCCATATTGATGTCATTAACTTCAAAGCGGTGATATCGATAACCCATTTCTTCAGCATGGTCATAGCGATCCATACTCCAAGCTTTTGTGGCCAACTTACCTTTTCGGCCACCAGACCAAGGCCCACCAGCAATTTCAATTAATGTGAGATAGCCAACCAGGTGCAAATCGAAACGCCAGTGCTTAGTACTTTTAAAATGAAAATATTCTTCGTATTTGATTTCCACCCGATCCAAGATTTCTTTTAATCGATCGAATGCTTCTAAGTATTTTTCACCAGCTTTGGGTAGGGGTCTGACACGCGATTTCTTTTTTGGCGGGATTTTTTGGGTGAAAAGTTTATAAGCCTTTTCATCCATACAAAGTGAACCGTAAATTATTAATGCGTTCTTTCAGCTTAATTATAATTTCATCGATTACTATCATTTGATGACGCGTCAATCCAGATCTGCTGAGATTCTGATACTTAGACAGCTCAGTACTGCAAAATTCTAAGTCTTGTTTCGCTTGTACTTTATCTGTCATGTAATCACCAATAAGAAAAGAAAAACCCCGACAAATTAATGACGGGGTTTGAGTCGCAATATGTTCGACAAAAGGAAAATAGCAATATATTTCAATAAAAAACCCGTTTAACTCTCTCCAATTAAACGGGCTTGACTTGCGTCACAACGTCTTTCTTCTTTTGCAGAGCAACTATATTGCTTAAATATTACAGCTTTATGAAACAGCTCTTTGCTTGGGTGATTGCTATTCAACTTCTTTTAAACAATCCCGACACACCTTGATTTCTTCATCATCAACCGTGTAATCGATCTCAGTCGCACCGTGTAGGCCGAATAAACACATCAGTAATCTAAGCATGATTTTACTCCTGGGCAATCAAGCAATCATGTCGCAAGAAATGTCAGTTATTTTCACTTATAAAACATAAATTTATGATATTTATTTCCAAAATAATGTCAGTAATTTTGTCGAACTAAGCAAGATTCCTTCCTGGTTAATCAAGCAATGATCAAGCATTTTAACTTGGTGTGATTACACTAATATTTCTCAGGGCAATAAAAAAGCCCACCATTTGGCGAGCTTTCCTTGATGCTTAAACCTATTCTTTTGAACCCTTCACTTCAAACTGGTATTCGTCTTGAGTGACCTTAATTTTAATATTTTTATATTTTCGTTTGTTTGGATCCATTGCCGAGCCAGCCACTTCCTCAAAAAAGCTACGATCATTCATTAGCTCGCCATATGCTTTATAGCCTAATAAAATCTTTTCAGGCTTTTTGCCTTCAGCCACTAATTTACCGAGAGTATCTTCTAGTTTTTTAACAGTTAAAATCGCCATTTCAATTAGAGCTCAAAAACAAAAAGGCATTATCACTTAATTTTATGAATAAATAATGTCAAAAAAGCCCACCTTTCGATGAGCCTTCTATCAGTAGTGCGACTTACTTACACTTCGCACCACTATAACACGAATTTAGCATTACCCTTGTACAAGGTCAATCCCTAATCATTATTTATATTCAATGAACTTATAACGACAGTGCAATGCAGCCAAACCGCACTTCACATCAGCACGAGCATCATTTTCTGAATACATTTTCACCATGTCGCCCACTGGATTCATCTCCCATTTCACCATCTGCGACCACGAATTCCCATAAAAATAACGGCAGATAATCGCATCCATCCACTCATCCATGATTTCACTTTGACCCTGCATATCCAGAATTAAGCGCTGGACTGCCCGAGCTTCATTATCATCAATCTCACAAACCACCCCAACTCTGGATAATTTCGGCTTTTCCTCTGACAGCATTGAATCAGCAATAATTTGACGAGTCTTTCTCACACCCAACTTAAACTTGCGCTGCTTTACAACCGCCTCATCCATAGCAACAGCAATAGGATTGATGCTCTTGCCGCATGTCCCAGCCACGCTATTCATCCAAGCCCCAAATTGATAAAGCCATTCCTCTAGTGAGTATTTACCCCAATCAACCGCCTGCATAATATTTTGAACCTTAACCATCGCATTCATCCCTATTCCCCTACCATCTTCTCTATTTGCTGGATCGCGTGACCTGACTTCACTTGATCTGTACTAAACCGTATTACCTGAAAACCCATCATTGTTGCGGCGTTATATTTTTCCATGTCCCCGATATACCCCTTGCCTCTGGTATGTCTTCCACCACTCCAGATCCCACCTTCAACCTCAACCAATATCTTTTTGTCTACTAAGTGAAAATCTGCTTTCCACTTACGATCAGGGTGAAATTTAAATTCCTGCTCAAACTCAATTTTTAAAGTCTTTAGTTCTCGGGCCAGTTTCGCCTCAAACTCATTCGGTACTTTTTCGCCTTTCACCTTAGGACGCTTGGAGCGCACTTTTGGTCTGGTGGCTTTCACCATCTTCTTGTATTCAGCGATTGAGTAGCTGGTCATTCACACCACATCCTCAAAACGACGGCGCCAATTGCCATGAAAATAAACATCAATGTTTTGTTAAGGTCCTTCACGCCGCCACCTTCACTGTGAAAATCTGCTTAGTCTTTTCAGTTACGGTAAAACCTGCAGGCGTTGCACCATCTCTCTGGATATATCCGGCCTGCTCCAACTGGCCTAAATAACGCTGCACAGTGCGACGATTACCCTCCATCAGTACCATCACATCAGAAACACTTGTTTTGCCCCGTTTAGCCATCATTTGGCGCAATACACGAATCATTTTCTCGCCTTGGGTTACAGCGTGCATCGATGGGCACCAATCCATGGTTTGAAAGTCATATTCTTTTGACATGATCAGTGACCTCCCAATTGCTCACGAATAACCTTAGGCACCTTCACCCCATCCATCTCGCATTTTTCCAAGTACGACTCAGGATTTTCAAAAGGATCTGGCCAAGGATCAGTTATTGCAGTCGGCTGGCACTGGAGACGTTGAGGTTTCGGCACATGACGGTTTTTTACATTCATGCGTTTTTTAAGTTCTTCAAGCGCTTGCTTTGCCACTTCATTTGGTACCGGGTTATGATCCTCCTCAGCTTTGCTTTCAATCTGCATCACAGCATCCAACACGCCATCAGGCTCACCACGTTCTTTAGCTTCAGTAACGAGTCGTTTGTACACACTGCAAAATACGTTGTGTACGGTATCAGTGGTTTTTAGCATCCCATATGGACCCACTACAGCGTCATAAGCTGCTTTAGCTAGGTGATTGATTCGAGCAGAGCGGTTTTCTTTCTCAAAATTAAGAGCCTGTAACCATGCCTCATCAGCGGTCTGATATTCATACCCACCTAAACACCAGTCTTTAAATTCTGGAATCGATGGTGGCCAGCTTGCCGTGTCCAGTCGCTTAAGACCTCGCAAGAATTGCTCATAAGTCAGCACAGAAAGTTTCTGAGCAAACTTGGCAACCACTTGCCCTTTAGTCTGACCGGCCCATTGATCAGTAAATTTTTTGCCGTGTAGCTCAATCATTTCCTTGATCAGTAAACGGGCATCTTCTTCGCCAAATTTGCGAACTTGTTGATCAGGTCCATTCACTTGATTTGAGATCTGGTTATGCATGGCCCACCCCCTCAACCGCATGGATATCAATTATGGCTTGTTCTTCAGGTTGACCTAATTCAGCAAACCACTCCTGTGCTTCACGTGCTGCTCGGCTTTGGTATCCAGAAGGTTTGGCAGCCGGTGCAGATTTCTTGGCTTCACGTAGACGGCGTACTTCGTCTTTGTTGTTTTGAATCCAGGTAAACCATTTCACCAGCCATAAGCTTGGTGTATTTTTGCTATCAGACTTAGCTGAGAAGAAATCACCAAAGTTTGTAAACATAGCAATCAGATCTTGTTCTGGTAGACCAGGATTACGCTGCTTTCCAAGTTCTATGAAATCGTAGTGAATTGGATATACATGTACGCATTCAAGAATCGAATAGCGTTTGTGATCCTCAGCTTGATATTGAGAAAATTGAATCGGTGGAAAAGAAATTTTTTCTTCGCACGCATTACTACTACCACTACTATAAATACTGGTTATTGGTTCATGGTTATTGGTTAATGGTTTATGGTTTATGGTTGGTTGCACGTCCGTTAAATTTCCGTTCAACGCTGCTTCAACGGTCGTTGGATTCTCATTTAACTGACCTTCAACGTCTGTTGAACTTCTGCTATTCGAATGATCATCATTTGATGAACCACCATCAGAGTTCCGTTGCTTTTTCTCTGCGCGTTTTTTAGCAGATGCTTTTCCAGCATCACTAGCCTGTTTGCGCTTACCGTGATATTCAGCGATTTCACGTTCACAACGATTGTTGATATAAACCCCATCCTCAAGAGTAAAAAACTCATCAAGAACATATTTCAAAGCAGCTGTCTGGTCTTCAGTTGTACATTGCAAACGGCGAGCCAAACGCTCCAAATTGGATGCATCAATTGGCTTTTCAGTGTCGTAATACATATCTAGAAGATCTCGGTAGATCGCACGCTCAACCAAGCTCAAATGGCGAGTTGCATTGTTGAAATCCCCTATATGATGTTGGTAATAATTCATAACTTTTCTTCCACTTTGAGGTATGCACCAATGCTCTGACCTTCACGCTTTAGCTCATCAAGCATGTCGTCTAAGCCAAATTGATTGTTCCGCTCAACTAAATAATGAATAAACTCATTTTTCACTTCAGTCATTTCTTCATCGTGATGACATTCATGCTCTTCACATTCATGGGTCTCACATTCAAGACATTCATACTCAAAGCCGCTTTCTTTCATTTCATCGGCAATCGTATTTAAGTCAGAACCACTAGATGAAGATATGAAGCCAAGAACATCTTCTAAAGTTATGCTCATGCTGCCACCTGCTGTGCTTTACGCATCTTATTGACTAGGCCTGTAATACGAGTCAGGCCAAAAGCAGTGACACGCATGTGCAAGAACACACGCTCCTTGCCATCGTTGCGATTTGTGATTACTGGTGATGTACGGTTGGTGAATACGCCATTAATGACATACTGGGCATGTGGTTGAAGCTTGCGATCCGAGTCGCGGTAAACCCACTTTCTGTCAATCAATAGCTTGATTAGGTCTGATTCTTTAATACCGATTGTTTTGGCACATTCACGCAGGCAATAAGTATTGGATGTATCAGCAATGACTTCTAATGCTTCAGCCTTAGGTGCAAGTACTGCTACTTTTTCACTTAACTCAATGTTGAGCTTGGCTTGGACTTCGATTGCTTGAAGTAGATGTGCAGGATTGGTGATGTCAAAACTATTTTTAGCCTTAAGCGCGTCTTCCATCGAAGTCATGCGGTCAAAAACTCGAGCCTGTAACTCATAGCTATATGACATAGCCATCAAGCAGGCTTCGCGTTTTGGGAAGTTGTAGATATGTCGCGTGTTGTTGTTGCCGTAGTTTTGCGTTCCGATAAATTTCGGAGCGTGATTATCCCCTAAAACACCTGGGACTTTCCGCATAAAGTCATCATGACGAAGTTCTTTATATGGCTTCTCTACAGTGGCAGTCTCTTTGCGAAATTTATTAATGAAATCAACAATCTCAGGTGATGACATTGTTACTTCGTTTATGTTAAAATTTCCTTGTGTTAACATATTCATTGTTTGGATCTCCAACGATTTAAACACCGAAAAGCCTGACCTCGACCGTCAGGCTTTTTCTGTTTCTGGGTTATTGATACAAGCCTGGACTTGTTTATCCAGCTCAGCCAAAACAACGTGCATTTGGTGAATTACTTTTGACATATCACGCACTTCACCTGGAGTGATGCGGCCGTCAGCCATAATCTCGCGAAACGTACTCATCACATCCCCGCCACGCATCCCGACGCACAAAACCTTATCTGTAAGCGCCATATCGCGGCATTCAGGGATTTCGGGAAGGTTAATTGCAACCTTTTCATGCTCAGCAGCTAATGCTTGCAAAATACGAAAGTCACCAGTCAAAGCCATCAATTTAGAAGCCTCAGCAAGTGTTAGATGGTGAGTTTCAGTATTTGGGTTGATCTTGCTGTTTAGAACAGCGGGGCTTTTGATTCCCATACGTGGAGCTAATGAGGCTGAACCACCTGGGTAGTCACGAACTGTGTTGTACGCTGCATCTGTTATGTTCATTTTCCCTTCCTTCGAACGTATTTAATTAAAATCAAATGCTTAATAATTAATTTAAGCGGTTAATCGCGATGGCGTGGGTACTTCTCTAACAATCTTGTAGGAAATCCCTGGTATAACAGCCATGATTTTTCCAACAGAAGGATCTGGGATGTATTCACCCCATTGATTAATCGCTTGGGGAGTGATGCCAATTTCTTCAGCTAGGCGTGATGCATTTTTAAAATGATCAAGAGCGTCACTGGTTTTGATGAGTACTCTCATGTTCAATCTCGAAAGTATGCTTTATTATTAAAGTGTACTTTAATATATTTTTGCAAGCAAGCTTTATTAATATTGTTGTAAGCTGGCTTTAAATTTAAAGTGAATTTTAATATGAGTACTCTTGAGGATCGGATCAATCAGGCCATATCTCATTTTTTGTCCAAGAATAAACTTAAGAAACTGGACAGAGCGGCCATGGCTAAGTATTGCGAAGCATCTGTAGCTGCGGTAGGCCAATGGATTAATGGAAAAACAAAGTCGCTTGATAGCTTTAAAAATGCTAAAGCTGCTCAATTTTTAGGTGTGAATCCCCACTGGTTAGCCGGTGATCCTAAGTATGGAATGCTTGATGCATCAAGTGATCAGAAACTTGATAACAATATCGATCTATCTCAAAAAATTCCTATGGAAGGTTTTCCTGTACCTGTTATTTCATGGGTAGCTGCTGGTTCATTTGACCCTATTGAAACCGTGCTTAAAGATGTTGAAGTGGATGAATATCTTCCGCCAATAAGAGAATGTGGAAAAAATGGATATGGTTTAGTAGTGGTTGGAAATTCCATGAAGCCTGACTTTAAGCCAGGTGATCGTATCTATGTAAATCCTGATATTCAAACTTTCGACTTACATACCGATGATTTAGTGATTATTGCCTGCTGTGGTGAGAGTGAGGCTACGTTTAAAAAGCTAATTATTGAAGGCAGCGATAAGTACCTTCAGCCACTTAATCCAGATTGGCCTGAGCAAATTATTAAACTGACAGAAGATTGCCGCCTAGTAGGTAAAGTTGTCGGGTTGTATAGAAAAATTTAATTAAAAGTAATTTACCAATCAAGGTAAAGATAATATTCCAGGGGGAAACTATGGATAATTTTGTACAACGATTAAAAAATCATATTGAACATGTAAAAAAAGTAGGTGTCCACTGCTCAACGGAAGAGACCACGAAGCAAGCGCTGATATTACCTTTATTGGATATTTTGGGTTTTAATCCATATGATCCCACAAAAGTTCTTGCGGAATTTGCAGCTGATTTCCCGGGAGTTAAGGCAACTGAGCGTGTAGATTACGCACTATATTGCAATGGTCAGCCTGTAATGTTTATTGAAGCCAAGCCTTATGTTGCAAATCTAACCAATCATGCACCACAACTATCAAGGTATTTTAACAGCAGCCTAGGTGTAACTATTGGTGCTATTACAAATGGTCGTGAGTGGAGATTTTTTACAGATCTAATCAACACTAATGTTATGGATGAAAAGCCATTTCTAACAATTGATTTTACAAAAGCTGACCCTGAAGATCTGACACAGTTAGCGGAATTTAAACATGACAATTTTCATGCGGAAAAGTTAAGATTTTTTGCAGAAGAAAATCAATATATCCAGCAATTTAAAACTGTAATTAAGAAAAGTATTAATGAGGTTGATATTGATTTTGTAAGATATGTTGCACAACAAGCAAGCATACAACGCCAATTAAATACTAAGTTTCTTGAATCCATACAGCCATTTGTTCAGCAAGCGGTACAGCAAGCTATTAGTGATACAGTCGTTAAAGGCCTATCCTCTCCAACAATTATTACCGCACAGCCAATTGAGCAGAAACCAACTGAAAATCAGCCTGAAGTGAATCAAGCAATACCAGAGTCCGATTTTATTGTGCATCCCGACAATGAAAAAATCATCACCACAAAGGATGAGCAAGATTTACTGCGTATTGTGACGGAGTTATTCCCAGAAGTTGAGATTGAAGGGCGTGATACTGAGAGCTATTACTCTGTTCTATATCAAAATAAAACAAACAGATGGTTGTTTAGATACGATGTTAATCGTAAGCGTCCTACAATTCAATTCAATGTATCAATAGATGAATCTCGTAAAACTGAGCTTGAGCGCGCTGGTCTAGAACTTCAAAATAATGGACAAATTTTTCTAGAAAAGCCGGAACATATTTACAGAATGGTGGGTATTCTTAGGGATAGTCTTGAGTACTGCATGAATGATGAGAATTTCAAGCGTGCCCCTAGTCAATAAATATTTATAAAAGCCGCTATATGCGGCTTAGGTTTTATCAAGATGTTGAATATGGTAGCTCCCCAAAAAAGAAGGAAAGCATAATGATCGCAACACTTAATAAATCCAAAACTGCGCTAACAATTAATCGTCAAGAATTTAAATTGGCATTAGGCAAAATCGGTGAAGGGATTGATAAGCAAATAGCTTCGCTTAAGAAAGCCAAGCAAAGCTATGACGCTGCTGAAATAGCACGTGAGGTCATTAGTGAGGCAAATATCTTTGAAGCTATTATTGAGGGCTTTAACGAAGCAGAAGAGACTAATCTAAAGTTGGCGGACATAACCAATCTTGAAGTGGCACAAGGATGGATAGATGAGTTTTTAGAAAAGTATTCTGCTCTATAAACCGCAAATTAATTTTTGTTGGCTGGATGAATAAAAAAGCCGCTATATGCGGCTCTTTGAGTTGAGTGGGATAATTAAGACGACAATTATTGTCAAACTCATAATGAAACTATAAATATTGATTGATAGACTATGACCACAACCAATACTGATGTGAATGAAGATGATATGAGTGAGAAATTCCACGTAGTTTATGATGGTAAGGCTTTAGATGAGCATCTAATGGATGTACGCGACCTTGCGCCTGCTATGATGGCTATCAATGATCTTCTTATTCATGCAAATCAAGAAATCAACGGTGAAAAGCTTAAAATTGAGCTGAAAGTTAAAGCCAATTTTAAAGCCGGTAGTTTTGGTATTGAGTTTCATGAAATTTTGTCTTGGTATGACCAGATTAGAGATATTTTAACCGGGCCGACTGTTACCGCTTTTGCAAATGCTGGTGGGCTTCTGGCGCTAATTGGGATGTTCAAAAGCCCGAGGGCTGGCTTAATTCAGCTGTATCAAAAATTAGAAGGCAAGCCACCTGTTAAGGTTGAAGAAGAGACTGAGGGTGTTCGAGTTTATTATTCTGAAACTGAATTCGAACTAGTCGATAAGCGTGTACTCCGCTTGTATCGCAATAAATCTATAGCGTCTGACTTAAATAAGATGCTGGAGCCTTTATCAAAGGATGGTATTGATGCTCTCTATGTCGTTAAAGATGCGGACGATAAGAATGTACAGCTTTTGATTGATAAAAATGAAGTTAAATTTTTTAAATATCAGGAATTTGAAGAAGATTTAAACTCTGATGTTTCTGAGACATATGTCCAGATTGAATCTGTTTCATTTAAAGAAAAGAATAAATGGAAGTTTAGTAATGGTAAGTTCTTTTTTAACGCAAGTATCTCTGATGAAGAATTTATTTCTAGAATTGATGTTGGTGAGTTAAGATTCGGTAAAGGCGACATCTTAAAAGTAAAATTAAAGGTTGTTCAAACTATTGCTCACAATAAATTAAAATCGGAATATGAAATTATTAAAGTAATTGAGCATAAGCCAATGAAAAGTGGCGAGCAGGAAAAATTAGAACTCTAATTGCTTAATAAATGAGTTCTTCAACCCACCCCAGCGGTGGGTTTTCTTTTATAAAATTCTTTATATAATTCAAAGTCCAATAACACTAAAATCAAACTATGAAAACAATAACTTTAACTATCCTACTCTTGTCTTTAGCTTTCACTGGTTGTGAGAAGCAACTTAGTGAAGATATAGATCCAATCACAACCATAACAGCTCTTGAGAACTCAGATAATATTCTTAGTAAATATATAGAAAAGCTAGAATCGGAGTTCACTACACAAGATGTACGGGTAAAAATTTTATGCAGAGACTACCCGCGCGAGTATCAAAAAAACTATATGCCTAATTTGTTGAAGCTATCACCCGGTGAATACTCTGAAGCTGTACTTTTGGCTGATATGGATTTGGTTTTAGATCACTACAAAGAGAAAGATGCTATTCAGTGCTAAAGCTTTCTTACTTCTGAAATATTAAATCTTTATATTGGACTTAAGACCTCTCATGACCGGGTCTGTAATAACAAAGTAAAGCATCACTAACCCGCTATCCGCGGGTTTTTCTTTATGTAAGGTAAGTGTAACCTTGTCTTTAAATGTTACATTATAACAATTAATATAAAGATACCTATGATTCATAAATAGAAAGGTAAGTATCAATGAAATATTTGTTAGGTGCAGCATTGTTAGGATTAGCACTTACTGGCTGTACTTCAAATCCACAAAACGAAGTGGTACAAGAAAAAGTTGTGAGCAATACTCCAGCTGAAACTCAGGTAATTAACTTTACTGGTCCAATGGATCTTACAGTTGAATTGAAATCTTCGGATAATTTTGAAACTGCAGAAATGACAGATAATTCTGGCAAGGTTTATCACCTTAAGCGAGCTATTTCAGGAAGTGGTATGCGTTTAGCCAATAATGATGGTGTTTCAATTCACTTCAAAGCTGGTGAAGGTATTGTAGAGTTTATGAAAGACAAACCTATCAGTATTACTGAATACAAAAAATAAGATTATTGTTCTAGGACAACCTACCCCAGTGGTGGGTTGTCTTTTTATTATATGAAGTAATATTCCTATCAGTTTAAAATTATAATATATGACGCTGTAGTCTAAAAATTGTTTTTTCATATCTCTCTTAGCACAAATACGGACTAACTTAATGAATAATATTAACTTTAAGAATTTCGAAGAGGCTGGCCAAGCTATTTTAAAATTCTTATCTCAACGATTTGGATTTAAGTTATGGATGATTACCCGTACTGAAGGTGATGACTGGATTGTCTTACTAAGTGAAGATAATGGCTATAACGTTAAGCCAGGACAAGTATTTCGATGGGCAGATTCGTTCTGCTCACACATGGTACAAAATAATGCGCCCCGCATTGCCCCTTACTCGCCCGATGTTCAAGTTTATACAGATGCACCAATAAATAAACTTGTCACTATTAAAGCCTATATCGGTCAACCTATTTTAAAAGAAGATGGTTCCTTGTTTGGCACTCTTTGTGCAATTGATCCCGAACCTCAGTCTAAAGTCCTTGTTGAGGATGCTCCATTGTTTGATCTTATGGGAAAGGTGCTTAGTTACACGATTCAAGCTGAATTAAGAGCAACCGAACACATACGTAAAGCTGAACGCTTTGAAATGGAAGCATTGTCTGATCCAATGACTGGACTTTATAACCGTCGTGCTTGGGATCGATTAGTTGAGTTAGAAGAAGAACGGTGTAAGCGATATGGTCACCCTACTGCTGTGCTTATGATTGACCTAAATGATCTAAAGATCACTAATGACAATCTAGGACATGCTGCTGGTGATGAGCTGATCAAAAGAATGGCTGTAGCTTTAAAAGGCATAGTACGTAGCAATGATATTATTGCTCGCCTAGGTGGTGATGAATTTGCCGTACTTAGTATCGAAACTAATCTGCAGAATGCTGAGAAGCTTGTAACAAGAATTCAAAATGCTTTTGCGAAAGCTGAAGTTAGTGCGGCAATTGGTCTTGCAATGCGAAATCCAGCATACGGTCTATCAGCAGCTATCATAGAGGCAGATGAAAAAATGTATCAGGATAAAGCCCTAAGCAAATCACCTGAGACTAATTAATAAAAAACGCGAACCCGACGCGGCTCAATAAGCAGGAAGCTATATGATATTGGATCGAGAATTACAGCTTGAGTTGTTAAGTAAGATCGCAGAGTGCTACCCATTTGTATGGACTGATTATGAGCGAAAGCCAGATAGTGCTGAGTATCATAAAATTGCTATCAATTTGAACTATCTCAAGGGTCATGGCCTTCTTACCGAGAACTCCACCAAAGTGGTGCATAGTAAATCTGGAGATGGTGGTGGCTCCATTCTTATCATGAAGCCGCAAATCACAGAAAAAGGCTTGGATTTTCTAAAAGATGATGGTGGTCTTTCAGCTATTTTAGGTGTGGTAACTGTAAGATTTGAGGCTGACACCATACGCACAATACTTCAACTTAAGGTGGATCAATCTGATTTATCGCCTGTTGATAAGCAGAAATTGCGTGGTGCGCTTCAAGAGCTGCCTGCCGAGAATATAAAACACCTGTCAACGAAAATTGTGGATGCGGGTTGGGATAATCTAGGCTCTCTAATGAGCTTAATTCAAAGCAGCCTTTTTTAGCGATATTTTTAAATTTCAAATAACCAATCGGCTTATTGTAATCGCCTACTGGCACAAAAAATTCAGGCACATCTTCTTTTATGTGCTCCAGGTAAATCTGGGTTGAGCCGGGATGAAGCCGATCTTCTATTAAAACAAGCGTTTCTAATTTCATAAAAATACCTTGCCGCATACCCGAGCGGCTCTTGGATCGGGTGGAGAAAAATATGGCAGAAACAAAATGCGGTAGCTGTGGATCGCACAGCTTTGAGCTTTCAAGCCAAAACTTGGGCAAGTCAGATCTTTTGTTTTGGTTTGTACAATGCTCCAATTGCGGGGTTCCTATTGCGGTAATGGAACATAACCATATTGGTATTAAACTAGATCATATTGTTAAGCGATTAGATGATCTGGAGGCCGGAATTGGCTTAACTATGCAGTCTGTAAGCTCATTAAAAAAGAGTAAAAAATAACTACTCTCTACCAAGAGCACGAGAGCCATTAGAGTGGCCGTTATTGGTGCTAATTTTTTCAGTAAGTGCACGAAAACCGCTAACAGTAATCTCTTGGTTATCAAGCACAAAAGCTTCGGCAACTTTAATATATTCCTGTATAAGGGCATGGTCATGTATGCCTGAGGCAACATAAGCTTTATATAATTCAGCTCGAAATTTCTTCTTGCTCATTTTAACAAACTCCAAACAACCCATCCCTGTGATGGGTTTTCTTTTGTCTATTAAAGCATAAATTAAAGCAAAGTTTATAAATATAATTAAAGTATGCTTTACATAACCCATTTATTAAAGTATGCTTTAATTATCAAGTAAAAAGAAGCCCCAGCGTTGCTAGAACAACCTGGAGCGTGACCCATCACCCTACTGAGTGAAATTATTATGAACACAAAATTAACTCCACACAATAGCTTCAAGGTAACTCTGTTTACCGCCGCCTTAACTGTAAGCGCCTTGGCATTTGCTCATCTTGCTGACTTTGGTACTGACCAGGTAGCACCAGCTCAAAATATTCAATCTGAATATGGAATCGTCTCTTTAAAGATGCTCGACGATGTACACGGTGAAGCTGTCGTAAATCTGGATGGTTTCCGTTTGGAAATCACTTCATTTGAAGTTGAAGCACACCCGGATGATTACGGTGTACCAGGTTCCGAATTCACAAATATAGAAGTCGTTGAACTAGGTGAAATCAAGGTGTTCGATGCTAATGGCAATCCATATAACGACTTCACTGATCATCAAGATCACCGCGAAATCAATTCAATGATCGCCGGCTACATCATGAAGTACCGTCTGGTGGAGGTTCAGTCATGATTTTAAATTCTGCTGATCAAATATTTGAGGCGCTTTTGAATGGCCAATCGGTCTACTGGTGTGAATGCGGCTCTGATGACTGGTCTCCTCTAAATGATCGAACTCAAATTAATTTTGTAGACCTTTACACCGGCTTCCTGCAATTCAAAGCAGATGAGCTACCTGTAGTGCCAATGCCGGTAGAATTTGGCTCAACTCATCGTTATTTCTCTGAATACATCAAGACCTTTGAAGGACTTGAAATCTATCGAGTGGGTAAAACCCGGGCGAGCTATTTTGCCCTACGTGTCAAAAGCTCAGGAACTATTTCCGACTATTTCTGCAATACGCAGATCTACTCCATTCAGCCGGATGGCTCATTGAGGAAGATGGATAAATCCCTTACTCCAAAATGGATTTTAGATGGGTTGGAAAATGCGCGTGTTGCTATGCGCAAAAACAAGCGTCATCAAGTTTTAGAAAGTACCGGCTTCTTTGCATCGGAAGACTATAAGAACTTTAAGCGTAATAACCGTCCTGCAGGAGTACGTTGAGATGGCTATTCAAGTATTTACACCAGAAAACACCCTGCTTGTAGAAAGTATTAAGTGCTACCTGTATACCGATCCTGGTATGGGTAAAAGTACCATTGCTCATACCGCAGAAAAGCCTTTAATTTTTGACTTTGATAAAGGTCAGCATCGTGTATCTGCTGAGCTGCGTCGTGGCGCAATTGTTCGTATTGATAGCTGGCTTGACCTTGAGAATCTTAAGGATGACTTCTATGCACCCTATAAAACTATTGTTTCAGATACTGTAGGTGCAATGCTGGATGCAATTAAAGATCATCTTTCCAAGAATAGTGACAACCTGCAACGTGATAAATCACTGACATTAAAGGCGCAGGGTCTAGCTGGAAACCTATTTATGAAAATGGTTCGTAAGTGGGAAAACCTAGGTAAAGATATTGTTTTTATTGCTCATGCTGTAGAGCAGGAAGCTGGTAAGAATAAGATCAAAATTGTGCGTCCAGATCTGGCTGGCAAAAATAGCGCGATGCTTTATCGCATGTCAGACATTATGGGCTATCTACACGCTTCTACCGATGAGAATGGAGATGATCTCCGTACGATCTATTTCAACCCATCTGAGTCACACCATGGCAAAAACTCAGGTCGCTTAGGTCGAATACATACAAATGGGAATGGTGTGGAAGTTTGCTCTGGCCAAGTTACTGTTCCAGATCTGGCTCATTCCCCTACTTTCCTTGCAGATCTGCTTAAACAAGCCAAGGACCACATCAATACTCTTACTCCAGTACAAGCTGAAGAGTTAAAAAATATCACTGACCTTAATCATTGTAAGCAAGTCTGCGAAGAAGCCAGTCATGCCGGTGATCTAAATCAGCTTACTGAGTCACTTATGCCTGAGCATAAGTATGTAAAAGAAATGTGGGCTGCTATTAAGGCACGTGGCGCTGAAATGCAATGCACCTACGAAAAAGAGAAAAAGCGCTGGTTCAATCCACCTCAATTCAATGGCATTTCTGATGAGCAGCTGGCCGATCTACAGGACTTTATCGATACCTGTGGTCTTGATGCGAAAACAGTGTGTGAACACTTAGGGCTTGATGCTCTCAACCAGATAGAAGCTTCCAAATTTGAAGCCGTAAAAAATGAAATAGAACAAGTAGCTAAGGGAGCAATGACAGCATGAAAATTTTAAATAGCAAAGAAGCTTTTGAGGCAATGATGGCTGGCCGAAATATCATGTGTCGTGCAGCTGGTGAGTTAATGGATTTTGATGATCTGTCTCAATTCCCGGCTACGATTTTCGCTATGCCAGGCTATGAGTTCTGCATCAAGGTTGAAACAATGGAGCTGGCTGGTATTACATTTACCAAGCCTTTGACTCTTGATGATGTCGTGGAAGATCAGGAAATCTTTATTATTCATCCTGACCATATCTCACAGATTAAATACAGCAAACAGTGCATGGAGTATTTCAAAGCTGTCGACAATGGTTTTGCTCAGGCGGATAAAGAAAATGCCGAATTACAATTGGTTGCAATGGGTGAACTATTTGGTCGAATGATTGTCTATCCTCCAACTATAGACAATACAGGCAAACCTAAAAAGAGACGCTCAACCAAAGCTAAGAATGAGACTGAACAGGCTAGCATTCCAGCTGGCCCAGGTGATGCTGTACCAGATATTGAAAAACAGCCTGAGCCAGAGGTAATTCAGCCTATTGAGGCCATAGAGCAAGAAGCCACTATTAATACTGAAACTCCAGTTACAGAAATTGAAGCGGATTCAGTTGAAACCGACCGGGTAAAGCTTGTTGAAAAGTTCACTGCACAAATTGATCAGTTTACTAAGGAGGATGACGTTCTTTCATTCCGTCACGTATTTCTGGCCAATGGACACTTAGATCAAAAAGATCAACAGCACTTATGCAAGCTTACGGAAGATAAATTGCTTGAGCTGGATCCAGAGCAATACACGCCGAAGGTTGAACCTGAACCAATCGCAGATGAAGTCATTGAAGCTCAGCAACCAAGTATGTTTGATCAAATTGAAAATGCCGCACGCAAACAAGCATCAGTGGAAAGTGCTGAACATGGTAGTGCCCCTATTGATCTCTTCTACAAGAAGAAAAAACAGGTTCTGATCAATCGGATCTATGACATGGATTCAGTAGAAACTTTAGAACGACTAGCACCAGCGATACCTGCAGCTAAATTACTTCCAGCTGATCATCAGGAACTACTTAGCCTGTATGCACAGCGCAAAGATGCCTTGATTCAAGCTGCTGAAACTGGGGAGGCTTCATGAGTTACTCCTACTCTTCAATGACCCGCGTGCTGCTTGTGCAGCACAAAGGTCGGGTTAGAACTTACCGCAACATCAACCTATTCGGTATTGATGATTGCCTTCGAAATTTTGCGAACACCTGGGGGTACAGATGATCTTCAGAATTAAAAAGAAGCATGAAGTTGGCTTTAAGCTTTGGCTAGAAAAATTGGGTTATACCAAAAATGAACTTGCGGATGGCAGCTCGACATTTAGCGGCAAAGGCACACGCAAGACACTGAGTTACGTGCTCTTAAAGAAAGATTTAACAGGTAATGCGGCATGTCAGGTGTTATTTCATGAATATGAAGAACATCTGGATAACCCTGATTATTTAGATGTGAAGGTGGCGTGATGGAAGATAACAAATTGTGGTGCGTAGGAATCTGCCCTGAAGATGATAGTCCGCATGAACAGTCACCTGCTGCATCAAAAGAAATTGCTGAACGTGCTTTGGCTCGATACAGAGCCATGACTAAAGCTGAAGGTAATCAGTTCATGATCGAATCATTTGATGAATACTTTCAGGTTCAAGAATGGGAAGGTACAGCTGAAGAACACCAGGAACAAATGTTTTATACAGAAGACTGGTTTAAAGAGCCGATGTACCAGTGCAAAAACATGCAGCAGGCTGAACAAGCTTTTAAGTACGGTGAAATCGTGCACTGCTACAAAGATAGTGCTGAGTTAATTACTTCTGATTTTGATGAGGCTAAGCGCTTCTATGAGGTGGCGTGATGGATAGCAATAACCAAATAATTGAACCCACCCCATATGACGATGCGCAATGGCTCTGGTGCGCTGATTGGTGCAAGAAAAAAGGATTAAGCCCATATGATTCTAAGAACTGGGCAGATGCAAAATTTGAATACTTGAAGGCTCATGAAGCCAAGGAGAGAAAGGGATGATTAAGCAATTAGAACCGGCAGAAATTATTCGTGATCAATATGGCTTCTGGACTCACCCGGTATTCAGTAAATATCTGGAGTGTGTAATTGGTGATTCGGAAGGAATGACCAGTGAGCAATTTGAAGAATTAAAGCTTCACTTTAATGTAGATTTCTCAAAAGTTGAGATGGAGTTCGATGCTCCGGAAGATGTTGCTGAGCGCTACTGGGATCAGGAGGAGCTTGAAGCAGTCGCTTACTGGAATCCAAGTAAACCTAAAGGAGATGGTGACTGGTTCTTGGTATCTATTAACGACACAGAGGATGGTCCAGTAGCTTGGTGGGCTAAACCTAAGAATACTATTGATAAGCAAGTAAATCTGATGGATCAATTCATTGAAAGCGGTGAATTTGATAAAACTCTAAATGATTTTTTTGGGTTGCCGGAATCAGTAGTTCAAAGCTTAAAGGAGGTGTCTTAGATGGGAACTGAATCTGAGCATAATCTACTCCAAGCCATTTTTGATGAAATGCAGGAGCTTAAAAGAGCAATGGCAAATCAAGATGAGCGCCGAGTGAGTATCAAGGAATTTGCGAAGCGGATGAATATGAGTGAGCCGACTTTATATGACAGGATCAAAAAAGGAGAAATTGACCAGCCAAGCAAAGATGGTCCACGAAGTTACTACCTAAATAGTTATGTGAACGAAGTTGTCACAAGGCATTCAAAAACTGGTAAAGTAGCCGCTTGA